CAGACCGAAGATAATGCGCTAAAGTATGTAAATCGTGTGCGTGCCCAGATAGACTTGAAACAGTATCAAATTCAGAATCGCTACTCTGGCGTTACCCCGCAGGGTCCTTATGAGCGTCTAGCTCGTATCCTTGGCAATGCAAAAGGTCTTGTTGATGCCAGCCCGCTCGGTCTTGTTACACAAATTTTTAAGTGATTTGGTTTCCCTTTGGCTGCCTCAGCGGAATTGTTTTTCTTTCGTATTAGTGGAACGGTGACGTACGATGGCGTTTAGCCGGCTATCATCTTTTTGTTTGTATCCTATTGACATTCTATTAAGTATGTGTTAGAATATTAATAGAGGTGATAGATATGAGAAAAACTCGTAGTATTTATTGTTCAGATGATGAGTATAAACGTATTAAGATTGCATTGCGTTTGATGCGCGTTTTTGATGCGCTGTCGATTAATGATTTGTCCCATGAGCAGCGGTCTAAGTATTTTTGGGAAATTATGAAAGGAGATGGCGAGAAATGAAGGTTAGTACGCCGGTTGCATTGTTTTGTTGGCTTGTGCTAGGCATTTTAGTCGTCTCTTTTGTGATTAGTGTATTGGATGTTTTTTTATAAGGAGTTGATGTTGTATGAAACGGCAGAAAATGAGTAAAAAAAAGAGTGGTAAAAATTTCCGTCGTGGAATGACGGTTAATCCGAAAAATAATCGCCCCATCCCTATGCGCGGTGGATTTAGAATGTAGCATTTGTTTGTAGTCTCCGGGAGGTGATTTGTTTGCCATGCTATCATCCCATTCCCATGTGGTATAGTAAGGAGATAAACAAAGAGACCGGCAAGCGTTCGTTGACGGCAAATTATGGAAATGCGTGGCGTCCACTTGGTAGACTTCCGGAGACAATTTATGTTCCGTGTGGCCAGTGTGTCGGTTGCCGGCTTGAGTATAGCCGGCAATGGGCCATGCGTTGTGTACATGAGTTCGAAACGGCTGGTTGTATTGGTTCTTTTTTAACGCTTACGTATAGCCCCGAATATCTGCCGGCAGATGGTAAAATTCATAAAGATGTTTTCCAGAAATTCATGAAGCGACTTCGTAAGAAGTTTGGTAACGGCCTTCGCTTTTTCGCTTGCGGCGAGTATGGCCATAAGTTTAAAAGGCCGCACTACCATGCAGTTATTTTTGGCTTACGATTTCCGGATTTAATGATTCATACGGTTAAGAATGGCTTCCAGTATTATAGAAGTCCAATTTTAGAAAGGCTTTGGCCCTACGGCTTCAGTTTGGTTGGAGGTGTTACTTTTGAATCGTGTGCTTATGTTGCTCGTTATGTGATGAAAAAGCAGAAAGGCGATGATGTTGACGAATCCCTGCAGCCTTTTGTCTTGATGTCACGCATGCCAGGTCTTGGTCATGATTGGTATGAAAAGTATAAAAGTCAGGTTTATCCCAATGACTTTATTGTTATTCGTGATGGGATGACATGTAAGCCACCTGCGTATTATGATTCCTTGTTGGAAAAGGATGACCCCGATTTGTATGAGAAAGTTAAAAAGGCTCGCCAAGACAAGTATTGTCGCGACGAGTCGATGACAACGGAAGAGTATGAAGTTGCCCAGGTTCAAGAGCGGTTAAAGGCTCGTAAGCTAACCAAGCTCGTCCGAAGGCTACATGATGATATGGATATGTATGAGTAGATGTTGCTTGACAGTTTGCCCCCCCCGTAAGGTACTATTGTATCAACGAGAGGGCATTTTTTTATGTCTAAATTGAGCGATCCTTTTCTGTTATTCCAAGCAACACTCCCTCTCGTGAAAGGAGGTATTATGCGTATATACGTACATCGATTGTATGAGTCCTTTGATGAAGTAGATTTGTGGCAGATTTATTGCAAGGCGCGTAATACTGATATTACAGATGCTGTTTGTTTTTCGCCGTGGAAAACAAAATATTTTTACAGTAGAAAGGAGTTGGAAAATCGCTATCCTCGCACGTATCTTGACCGTTATTGTTTCCGCTATTTTTGATTTTATTCTTAATATTTTAAAAGGAGTTGTTACGAAATGCTTAAGGTTTATTCAATCTTGGATGATAAGGCACAGTGCTTTAATACGCCGTACTTTGCCCAAAATGACCTGGTTGCTGGCCGTTCTTTTAGTGATTTGTGTAACGATAGTCGGAGTCTTGTTAGTCAGCACCTCGGCGATTTCCATTTGTACTGCTTAGGAGAATTTGATGACGAGAAAGGTATTCTTAAGCCTTATGATATGCCTACTTTTATTTGTCATGCCATGCAGTGCGCTAATGTTGAAAGGAGTGAAGCTAATGGAGATTCGCTCTAGGTATAATGCAGGCGTTCGTGAAGGTTGGAAATCTAGTATGCCCTCCTTGACTCAGCAGCAGTTTAAAGACGAGGCAGATATAAATTATATTGTCTCTATGTATGATTCTTCTGGTGTTATGCCGACTTTTCATGGTGATGGACAGCCGGCACAGCCTGTTTTTGGTGATTTTGCATCACTGCCGGACAATGCACAGGAGATGTACAATCGTATGATAGAGGCTAAAAATAACTTTGACAATTTGCCATTGGAGGTTCGTAAGCGTTTTAATTACGACCCCGCCGCTTTCCTGGAATTTGCCGATAATCCGGAAAATTTAGACGAACTTGTGGCTATGGGTCTTGCCACCAAGACCGTTGTTAAGTCTGATAATCATACGGAAAATGTGGATAATAATGCAGGCGATAATGCTAATGGTTAGGCATTTTCTCAGTAAATGTCACTTTTTATCAGAAAAGCTGAAAAACCGCATGGTTGTCACTTTCGTTTTCAGGTCGTACCAGTTCCACTTGATGTAACTGGTACGACTGACACCAATGTTAGATTGGTGCGCTAAATACAGATGTTAGGAGATGCATAAAAATGTCAAAAAGAGCTACTCAGCACAGTTTTGCTATAAGTCCTCAGAATCAAATTCCCCGGTCTTCCTTCAAGCGCTCACATACAGTAAAAACCACACTGGATGCAGGTCGACTTGTTCCATTTTATATTGATGAAGTCTACCCTGGTGATACTTTTAATTGTAAGGCAACGCTTTTTGGTCGTATGGCCACGCCGATTGTTCCGGCGATGGATAATGCGTACTTAGACACCTTCTTTTTTTTCGTCCCATATCGCTTATTATGGAAGCATTGGAAGGAATTTAATGGCGAAAATCCACTTGCAGGCTATCAAAGTAAAGACTATGAAGTGCCGCAGATGACGGCTACGAATGCACAGGTCCAGACGTTGTGGGACTATTTCGGTTTTCCGACTGAGGTAAAAAATAAGTTGTCTGTAAGTGCGTTCCCGTTTAGAGCGTATTGGAAGATTTATAATGACTGGTTCCGTGATGAAAATCTTCAAAATGCTGTGTCTATCCAAACTGGTGCACCGCTTTCTTCGACATCCTCGGAAGATGACGCATATGGTGGTGATGCTTCGCAAGATGCTACGGCTGCTCAATGTTTTTATCGTGGTAAGCGTCATGATTATTTTACGAGCGCCTTGCCCTGGCCTCAAAAGGGTCCTGGCGTAGAGTTACCTCTTGGCCAATCTGCAACTATTACTGGATCACTTCCGGTTTCCGCTACTGGTAGTATTAATGACGACAGCTTAAGGGGTCGATTGCCTATTTCGCCCCGGCCCTCGGGTGTTTCTGGCTCGCCTGTGTCAGTAGCTAATGACTCGAGACTTTATGCAACTATGCAGTCCGATTCCGATATAAACGTTCCCGTCTGGATGTCTGGCAGCGTGACGGTTTCCGGTACCGCCGACTCGAGCCATGCGAGGGTCGATTTGTCCAGTGCAACGGCAATCACGATTAATAGTTTGCGCTCTGCCTTTGCGCTCCAGCGGTTTTACGAAAAAGATGCTCGTGGTGGTACTCGTTACACGGAGATTATCCGCTCGCACTTTGGTATTATTTCGCCCGATGCCCGTCTCCAGCGCAGTGAATACCTCGGTGGTGATTCCACTCCAATTATGTTCAATCCTGTTCAACAGACGTCCTCCACAGATACCACGTCCCCACAGGGTAACTTGTCTGCGTATGCTTTAATGAGTACGCGTGTTCATGGTTTTAATAAGTCGTTTACTGAGCACGGAATTGTTATTGGTTTATGTAATATTCGTACTGATTTGAGCTATCAGCAGGGCATTAATAAGACATGGCTGCGCCAAACTCGTGAAGAGTTTTATTGGCCTACTTTTGCTCACCTTGGAGAGCAGGCCGTGCTCAATAAGGAAATTTATGCTCAAGGCAATGATAGCGACAATCAGGTTTTTGGTTACCAGGAACGCTATGCCGAATGCCGGTATCATCCTTCTATCATTACCGGCAAGATGCGTAGTACCTATGCACAGAGTGTTGATGTTTGGCATTTTGCACAAAAATTTGATGCTTTACCCGCACTTAATGGCGAGTTTATTCAGGACCAGGCTAGTTATCAGGCTATTAAGCGTATTAGTGCTGTACAAAGTGAGCCGCAGTTTTACCTTGATGCGTATTTAGATTTAAAATGCGCTCGCCCCATGCCGGTTTATGGTGTTCCTGGTATGCTTGATCATTTCTAAAGGAGTTGATGACGTATGAGTTTTTTATCGTCGGTCGCCGGCGCCGCCCTTGGTATATGGTCGGGTAATAAATCGGCTAATGCCCAGGCTGCACTTTCGCGTGAGCAGATGCAATGGCAATCGCAGGAAGCGCAAAAAACTCGTGATTGGCAAGAAAAGATGTCTTCCACGGCCCATCAGCGCGAGATTGAAGATTTGCGTAAAGCCGGCTTGAATCCCATGCTTTCTGGCATGGGTGGCCAAGGCGCGTCGACACCTGCCGGCGCGACCGCTTCTTATTCCTCTAATGCTTATACTGGTTATGGTTCAGATGTTTCTAATGGTATTAATGCTATGACTGGTATGTATTCTGCTAAGACGAATCGAAAGATTCAACAGCAGCAGGAAAAAAATTTGGAGCAGCAAAATTTGAATCTTAGTGCGGATACATATAAAAAGACGCAGGAAGGTCGTGCCGCGTCAACAGAAGCAGATTACAAAAAGGCTATGTTAGAGACTCAATTAGTGCAGCTACTTGCTAATGCGAATAATTTACAAGCCAGTGCTGATTTCACAAAAGGTGTCGGCACTGCGAAAGCGCAGTCTGAGATTGATAAATACAATGCTGAGGCTCGATATATTAGCGGTCCGCAGACAGACGTCGCAAATGCGACAACTGCGAATCTCGGAGCGCAAACAAACCGGATTAATGCTTTACTGCCTCACGAAATCGCGAAAATTGATAGCGATATCGAGAAGAATGCGCATGAAATTTTACGACTTGACTCCGAAACAAGCTTGAATCAAGTCAAAATGATGACTGAAAAGTACATACAAGGTGAACTTAATGCTCGGTCTCTGGTCGAGTACTTGCAGGCTAAAGGTCAGACCGAAGATAATGCGCTAAAGTATGTAAATCGTGTGCGTGCCCAGATAGACT